GATAAAATATCTAATAGGGCTGAATCTGCTACCCAGCTTTATAAGGCTAGAATAGCAGACGTTGAAAACAATCTAATGAACTCTGTTGGCTCCGTAGAGAAAGAACTAGCTGAAGAGCTAGATCAGGAACCTCAACTAGGAGAGATGGAGAGTTAGGAGGATAATATGAGTAACGAAAATGAGATGCTAAACACAGAACAATCAGTAGATCCACTTACAACTGCTAGTGTACCTACTGGTGATGATGACATTTTTAAGGAAGTATTTGGAGTAGACACCGACCAATTTGTAGCTAAAGTTGGCGAAGAAGTTCAAGAAACCTCTACAAATGAACCATCTGAAGTATCTGATGTTAGTAATCCAAAGGAAAGTCCTGACCAATTTCAATATTGGCAGAGTCAAGCAGATAAAAAAGCTGCTGAAGTTGAAGCGTTGAAAAAGGAAGTAGAAGCTCTTAAGTCGAAAGAAACTTCTGCACCAGAACAACCTCAACCTGCAGTTGAGTCTCAGGAAATAGTTAGACCTATTAAACCTGTTAGACCGTCTGGTTTTGATAATTCCGAAGCACTAACTGATCCTGATAGTAAATCTGCAAAATATCTTGCAGCAAAGGAACAGTATTTAGACGATATGACTGAATACTTAATGTCTCAGGAAGAAAAACGTAATCAACTTACAGAACAACAGCTGGCACAGCAACAAAAGTTGCAGTCACAAAATCAATTGTTGTCTGATTTACAAACTGGATACGGATATACTCCTGAAGAAGCTAATGACTTTTTAGATAAAATGTCTAAGCCTGAGTCGTTGTCGCTAGATAACTTAGTTAAATTACATAAGTCTTTATCATCAAGAGAAAGTGAAAACATCCCGATGACACAACCTAATGTAATTGATCCAAGACAAAGTGAAATGGCACAAAGACAACAGAAGTTAGCAATTCCTAAACCTATCACGACACAAGCTGGTGCTAGTAAGCAGTCATCTAAAAGTATAGAAGATCAAATGATGGATTCTATGGTTGCAAACTATAAAAAGAATCCATTTTAATTAAGGAGAAAATAAGATGGCGATTTATAGCATAAATCCAGGAGATGCACAGGGCTCTTTAGCTTCAACAAGTATTAATGATTCTAGAAGAATCTTTAACTTTGGAGAGAGAGTAGCTGAGCTTGCACCTCAACAATCACCTTTTCTTACTTATTTATCAAAAGTTTCAAATAAGCCTACAGATGATCCTGTATTTAAATTTTTGGAACAAAGACATCAATACCAAAGAAGAAACTTTCAAATTCAAGCTGCTAAATCTACTGCTGCTTATAGTAGTGGTTTTGACGTAGCAACTTCTTTAGAGCTTGATGCTGATGTATTATATGATAAATATGGAAGAGAAGTATCAACAGCAACAGCACCTGAGTTTTTACTCAAAGATCAAATCGTAGCGATTGAATGTGAATACGATCCTAACGGACAAGATGCTGGTGCGGGCAGTGAAACAGCTGCTATTGCTTATTATAAGTTAGACGCTGATCCAGCAAAAGTAGATCCCGTTAATAACGTGAACACTGCTGCTAGATTAGATATGACTTTTTTAAGAGTAAACTATAAACCTACTGGTTCTAACGGACAAACAGCAACAAACGCAGGACAAATTTCACCTGCTAATGCTTCTAAGTTACACTTTAGAGAAAATGCAGATGCACAAGTAGTTGGTTCAGCTTTTGCTGAAGGTTCTGCAGATCCAGAAGGTTGGAGAGACGAGTTCTACAA